GCGATAGAGACTATACGGGACAAAATAAGCACGTCAGTCACCTGCATATTTCAATCAAGGAAGAACATAAGAAGGACACCAGTCCTTGGTTCCCCTGGTTGGAAAAGGCTAAGAGAACACCCAAGGATGTAGCCACAGTGGCTAAGTCCAAGGTCTCTAAGCCTAAGAAGAAGACAGCCAAGGTTACTTCTAAGAATAAAAAACTTAGAAAGAAGTCCTTGTTTGTGTCCTTATTCAGGAAAGGAAAGTAATGAAGAAGCTCGTAAAGAAGTTGAAGAGCAAAGAGTTCAAGGCTGTATTTAAGTCTTATCTCCGTGCTGTTCTCGCATCAGCAGCAACTATGGCTATCGCTATTGTTACTGACATCGCTCCAGAATATGCAATCCTCATTGGAGGTCTTACCGCGCCTATTGTTAAGTGGGCAGATAAGGCTGAGGCAGAGTTCGGAAGAAAGTACGACGCTGCTCATAAGTAATTTGTAGAGCAGGCTGCGAGCAAAGGCCCCACCGGAAACGGTGGGGTTCTTTTTTTATTCCTCTGGTTTGTCTATCGGGCAAGGAGCTTTGAGTAAGTTGCCACAGTTGGCACATTCAACATCAAGGCCATACCAGCAGATCTCATAGTTATCGAATTGAACATACGTGGTGAAGACTGTACAACCACAGACGCACTGATGGGTCGGTCCTATGGACCGCAGGTCAGATGCCTGTATCGGTGGTAGGCTATTTTTTCGCAGCCTTGGTAGACGGAACCGCACTGTATGGTTTATCGGGCCGCCGACAAGCGGCCCTCTGTTTGTTTTTATCTCCGCTTCGCTCCGATATTGTAATCAAAGTAGGTGTGTCGCTTGGTGCGACACGCCGTAGGGAAAGTAAGATTGTGAACTATGACAACTCTGATAGGTATTCAGCTAGATGACAGAGTGGTAATGGCTGCTGATAGTCAGATAACTGAAGATAACTTGAGGACTGTCAGTACATCCACTCCGAAGATAATTCACGTCGGTAAGTATCTGCTGGGAATCACTGGTGACTCACGTCCTGGTGACATCCTTGCTTACAACTGGTCTCCGCCGAATTACAAAGGGGCAGATCCGGTGCAGTGGATGGGCAAGAAAGTCTTGCCGTCCATACTCACGGCGTTTAAGGAGAATAACTATGACCCGTTTGAAGCGACAAAAGAAAAAGACGCAGGGTTCGACTACCTTGTTTCGTTTGATGGCAACCTCTTCCATATTGCGACGGACCTATCGTTCATCCAATCAGACGTGGGACTCTACGGTCTGGGGTCGGGTGGTGCTTTCGCTCTTGGTTATCTCTATGGTGTGGCTGACAATCTCACTATTGTAAACACAGAGCGACACGCCCGAAAAGCTATGGCAATCTCGGCGGTGCTTGACGTTAATACACACCCGCCAGTACAGTTTGTTGTACAGAGACGGGAGTTATCGTGAGGAAAGATTGGAAAGTGTGGACAGTGCATATCAATGCACACCACTTGAATAACTGGGCATTAGGTATTGATTATTACCACATCAATGATTATCAGCCACTAAAGATGCTGGCTAGAGTTTTGCAGATTAACTTGCTATTCTTCAACATAACCTTTACTAGATGGCAGGGCAACGGATGGATATAAAAGAACTACTTATTAAAGCTCTTCACGAGAAGGAGAATAAGCGTGGGCGATCCACGCAAGTTCAGATAGGTCCATCAGAACTCGGTGGCTGTCGACGTAAGGTTTGGTACAGGCTGAACAATCAACCTGAGACCAATGACAATGAGCTAAAGCTCGCAGCGATAATGGGAACGGCAATCCACGCTGCCATAGAGGCCAGCCTTGCTGATAACAAGGATGTGTTGCTTGAACAAACTGTTGAACACAACGGGATGAAAGCGCACGTAGACTGCTTCATTCCTGGGACAGGTGATGTTATCGACTGGAAGACAGTTAAGAATAAGAACCTTAACTACTTCCCGTCACAACAGCAACGTTGGCAAGTACAGGTCTATGGCTACCTGATTTCTAAGTCTGGCTTGGGGAAGGTCCAGAACGTGAACCTAGTAGCCATACCTCGTGATGGGGATGAACGTGATGTCGTTGTACATTCCGAACCCTATGACGAGACCATCGCGCTAGAGGCGCTCAACTGGTTAGAAGCAATTAAGACATCGGACTCAGCTCCCGCTCCTGAAAGGGACGAGAGTTATTGTAAGTTTTATTGCAAATACTATGACGCCTCTGGTGAGATGGGATGCGTTGGTCTAAAAAAAGAACGTACAAAAACTGAATTAGAGATAATCGAAAATCCTGAAGCAGGTAACAATGCTCTGCATTACCTACAACTTGATGAGGAAATCAAGAAGTTGGAATCAAAGAAATCAGAGATACGTGAGACTTTGCTGGGTATAACTGGAGTTACTCACACTGGCGTAGAGATCAAGTGGTCTACTATCCAGAGTAATACGGTAGATAAAGATGCAGTGGAAAAAGCACTGGGTTATGTACCGATGAAGCAAGGAAAGGAAAGCGCAAGGCTTTCCATTAAACAGACTGGAGGAAAGTAAATGGCTGCACCAGATTCGACAAAGTTCCAAATCAACTACAAGTTGCCAGATGGAACTCTTATCAATCTTTATGCAACAGATGTGCGTGAATTAGAGTCAGGTCTTACAGACTTGTCAATGGTATCTGCGCTCATTACATCAACTGCTGATACCTTTCGAGGCGCTGGATCTCCTGCGTCCGTTTCAGGTGCTGCACCAGCAGTCCAGCCATCAGCAAACACCTGCAAGCACGGCTCAATGACATACCGTGAAGGTGTGAACGCCCAAGGAAAGGCGTGGAAAGGTTATATGTGTAACGCTCCAAAGGGCGCTACAGATAAATGCCAAACTATCTGGGTCCGATGACCCAATGCGAGAGCCTCGTGAATTCGAGAATCCTCTCTGCGCTCAATCAGGTGGCGACTTTTGGTTCCCTGAAAAGGGAGACTCAAGGTCATACGAAATCATATACGCACGAAGTATATGTAACAACTGTATCCATCAAAGTGAGTGTGCAGAATGGGGTATCCATAACGAGCGTTACGGAATTTGGGGTGGCCTTACAGAGTGGGACAGAAAACAGCTAAGAAGAATAAATAAGATAGAAGTACGACGGGAGGAAAGTGCTTAGGTTAGACCGCGCTTGGAAGTCTGCCCATACATTGGCGCAGCCACTTCCTACTGTGTGGAAAGACTTGGAGAAGCGGGACATAAAGTTCCGGCGAGGTCAAGTGTGTATGGTTGCCGCTGCACCGAACGCTGGAAAGTCTATGTTCGCTCTCGTTTATGCTATTCAATCCAAAGTACCAACTCTGTTCTTCTCAGCAGACACCGATGTAGCAACAGTAATGCTGCGTGCTACAGCCCACGTGTCAGGCCATACCCAGCAAACAGTCGAGAAGCAGATGTCGTATAACCCCAATGCTTACTCGAATAACCTAGAAGATATATCCCACATTCAATGGGTCTTTGATTCATCTCCGAATCTTGATGATATTGAAGATGAAATCAAGGCTTACATAGAACTCTATGGAGTAGCACCACAACTTATTGTTGTGGATAACCTGATGAATGTCGTCGCTGAATCTGATAATGAGTGGGCAGGCTTACGTCAAATAATGATGGAGCTACACGATATGGCACGCACAACAGAAGCCTGCGTGCTTGTTCTGCACCACGTATCAGAACAGACTGAGTATGGAAATATGAGCGACCCGCCACATCGTCGTGCTATACACGGCAAGGTGAGCCAGTTGCCAGCACTCATACTTACTCTTGGCTATGATCCGATAAACAATAACCTTCGGGTTGCAGCCGTTAAGAATCGCTTTGGCAAGCATCAGGCAGATGGCAAGGACCCTGTTCCTTTGTTCGTCAACTTTGCTTCTTGTCAGATACGAGATGCCGATGCTTTCGGTAGAGCAGTTCTACATTCCAATAACACAGGGGCGGTATGAGTTCATACAACAAAGCCAAGGGTTCTAAGTTTGAGACGGATGTAATGAAATACTTACGCAAACTTGGACACTTCGCCGAGCGCCTCGCTAAGGCCGGAGCCAACGACGAAGGTGATGTCGTCACCATAATCGCAGGTCAGACCTATATTCTGGAGTGCAAGAACCGCAAGTCAATCAATCTTCCGCAGTTCTGGGCAGAAGCTCAGACTGAGGCAGCCAACTATGCGAAGGCTCGTGGACTACCCGTCAACCCACCAGCCTTCGTCATAGTCAAGCGCAGACAACACGGAGTGGAGAAGGCTTGGGTAATCCAAGACCTAGACCAATGGTTACAAGATAGGAGCAAGTAATGCCAACGCCACAGGGAGATATCACAGCATCAGATATATGGGTTGTGAAAGATTTTAATAAAGACGATGGTAAAAAGAAATACAAAGTTGAATTGATTGTTAAGCGTCGAGTCGTAGTGCAAGTAGAGGCACACGATGAAGATGAGGCTTGTCTCTTGGCACAGGATGTTTATGACACTGGTGATAATACTTTATACAACGAGTTTATCTTGGGTCCTGATGCCACTGTTGAGGAAGTCAAATGATATGCAGTAGCTGTTGTTGGGCAGGTCATCACAACACTATTGGTAAGACTGACCTAGCCAAAGAGTTTCACGAGAAGTGTGAAGGAGACTGCGGATGCCAGCACAGGACTGGTCCAGGGTGGTTCGTAAGAAAAGGTCAAAAGCCAACTCCGATGCAAACTCAGTCTCCATAGCAGATGTCGTCAGACATTTCGGAGGAGAAGTAAAGGAAGGGCGCAACGTCTCAGTGCGGTGCTGTATGCACGATGACTCACGCAAGAGTGCAGTCATAGATACATACAACAACCTGTATTACTGTCACACCTGCGGTAAAGGTGGCGATGCGATTAGTGTCATTATGGAATTAGAGAATGTGGGGTTCAAGGATGCTCTCGAAAGAGCAGGCGAAATTACTTCAACAGGCGGCACATCATTACGCGGAGGCAATAAGCGACGAGGCGTTAGCCTACCTCGCAGGACGTGGGATATCTGAAGAAGTAGCAGCGCGATACAGACTTGGAACTATCACCGATCCCGTTGAAGGTCATCAGAATTACGAGGGATGGATAGCGATACCATACTTCACAGCTTTAGATTTATGTGTAGGTTTCAAGTTCCGCAGATTAGACGATGGCAAGCCTAAGTATGGCTCACCACTGGGCCAGAAGAGCCACCTATACAACGTCTCTGCGACGATGGCTCCAACAAAATCTATCGTTGTCTGCGAAGGTGAGTTCGATGCGATAGTGATGGAAGCAAACTGTGGCATACCGGCAGTCGGAGTTCCTGGAGTTGCTGCGTGGAAGCCTTATTACTCAAAGTTATTCAGTGGATTTGATATGGTGTATGTTCTTGGTGATAACGACATCAAAGATGATGGAACCAATCCTGGTGCTGAGTTCTCTCGGCGTGTTGCTGGCGAGGTATTGAACTCACAAATCGTACAATTACCACCAGGTATGGACATAACGGACTTTTACCTGGCAAATGGTAAGGACGCAACAACCAACCTAGTAGGAGGAGTTAAGTGAGTGAGTACAAAGAAGGAATTGACGCAAGTGGCAGAGTATCTGAAGGAATTGGGGATGGTAATAGTTTCCATAGACTTCAAGAATGGTACGATTACGCTGAAGCCAATACCTACAAAAAAGTAGATGCAGAATTTATCTCAAATGTCTGGCGAATCCTTGACTCAGCAGGTAATCTGCTCATCAGCAAGCATCACGATTACGGCCCGAAAAACATCGCTCACTCTCCAGGTGGCGCACTCAACGGACTCCGCGTGCGAATGTGGGACAAGGTGGCTCGCATCAATAACCTCCTTGATAGCAACGTCTCTCCCAGTAACGAGTCCCTCCGAGACTCCTTTCTAGATTTATTGAACTACTCTGCCATTGCAATGATGGTATTGGATAAGACTTGGCCTGAGCTGCCTAATGACTGAAAAGTATTCGTGGTACAAGGCTGCGCTACGCAGAAAGAAAATAGCAGAAGCAAAGAGATTGAAGGCTGCCCGTTACGTAGAAGAGATGAATAAGAGAGCCAATGAACGACCTACACCCAGCCGTCCCTGATCTTGTAGCCAGCGTATCGAACTCCATATACCGCAGGTATAGACAGTTCGTTGAACGAGATGACATCAAGCAGGAGTGTTATACCTGGTACTACTCACGCATAGAACACTTCAACAATCTGCTCTCTGTTGAGAACTCAGTTGAACGTGTGGTCAATGAGAAGCGTATCGCTTGGCAGATGCGTCGCCATTGTGAGAGATACTGCCGCAAAGAGAAAGCTATTCGTTCCGGATATAAACCAGGAGATGAGTCCTTCTATGACACTCTCACCCTTGCTCAACTTCTGCCCTACGTTATTGCCTCAATCATCAACGACACAGTATTAGAGTCTGCTCAGAACCTTATCAACGACGGACAGCCTAAGAAGCAATCGGCTCCAGCCGAAGGTGGCAACCTTTTAGCTATGCTTATTGACATCAAGAAGGCTTACCTCAAGCTAGATATAACTGATAAAGATATTCTTATCAAGAGATACCACGAGAACCTCACCCTTCAAGAAATGTCTGAGTATCTCAACTGCGCTATCTCTACTGCTGATCGCAGGTGTAGCCACTCACTTCGCAGACTACAGAACCTACTCGGTGGGGAGAGTCCTTACCAGTGAAAGAACAAGAACTCTTCGACTACCTCAAAGACAAACACTTCCCCGACCTAGAGAAATCCGAAGGGGCTTACGATTCCTTTGACTGCACCACCTTAGGTAAAGGCTTATACATTGAACTCAAGTGTAGGCATACACACTATCCCGATCTACTCATTGAAGAGATGAAATACCGCAGACTTATCAACCAAGCAGGCGAGCTGACTCCGTACTACATCAACTCCACACCACAAGGTATCTATGCTTTTGATTTATCGCGTGTGCCTGAGCCTGCGTGGTCTGAGCGTCGTATGCCAGCGACCACAGAGTTCACTAACACTCGCAAGATTATGAAACTCGTTGGCTTCCTACACCTAGATTACGCCTTTGCCCTATGAACTATGAATATAAATGTCCTCAATGCTCAACTACCCTCTTGGTTGAGCGTTCTATACACGCCGAAGCTAGCGCTCCCTCCTGTGCTGACTGCGGTGAACTAATGAGTAGAGTCTGGGCTTCGCCCTCTATCTCCTTCCGAGGCTCAGGCTTTTACTCAAACGACAAAGACAAATAAAAAAGCCCCGCAGGAAAGGGTATAACTGCGAGGCTTTAAGTTTATATCATATCACATCTTTAGGGTAAGGCAAAGGCTTTAGTAATAATCTTTTTAATAACTCTTTCTTATGTATCCTATCATTAGGTAATAAGTAGAGATACCTATGCTTTCCCTCTCTTTTAACTGGCTTCCACCCCCTACTTTCCGCCTCCTCTTTAGTTATATTTATTCCATTTTGACGTGGATGTCTAAGCCTCCCAGTTTGGTCGAGGAAAAACGTAGCCTTGCCTGAAGTGCCACTATAAATAGCGTTGGTCGCTTGATAAATAACCCCCCTGTGTCCTTCTGTGGCATCAGCAAAAGACAGCACGGCATCATAGTAAGGTCTATCTTCTTTCAATTTTTTCAAAGCCCTTACTATGAACCAAGACTCGCTATTTTTTGGTGCCTCATCTAATAAAACTAACCTATGTAATTCAGTCACAGACCTTTTATATTCAACACCAAACACACTAGCGCACACATTTTCACTAGAGGGAGTTGCAAAAGCACAAACTCCTATGAGTTCATCTTTATTAAATAAACCATAACACATAGGTCCATTATGTATGCCGTGAGAATAATGGTATTTTTTTACAAACTCTTTACCAATAGATGCTTGTAATTTCTCTACCCTATAGTCATACATCAGTAGTGATTTCGTTTATTGTGGTAAGCGAGAGCACGGCAAGGCGTTGTGTAACGCTCTGAAATGTATCTAAGGCCTCTAAGTATTTGGATTCTAGGATCTCGACTCTTTTCTCTAAGGAGCTGAGCAATTCCAAAAGCGCTGCTTCCCTGTTGATTACTTGCGTGGTGGTCAAACCTGCTCTCACGGGTCCATAATTGGATAAGGCACTTGCTCTCTCTGCCTTTCCAACCAAACGCAACCCACGCATATTCTTTGGCGATTCTTCTGTTCTCATTTTTTTCTTCCCAACTTGCCTTTTTTGCCACTATAGCCACGTCTTTTGGTAGTTCGACGTGAGCGAGTTCGGGTTGGTGCGCCCATACCAGCACGAGTCCTGCCACTAATATCAAGCCAAACCTTGTCCTGCGCTTCATCTTTAGCCCTCTCCTCCTCCAAAAGTTCTCGGTATTGGTCGGGGTAGAGATTAGATAATCGCCTCAAGGCGCGGTCTCTTACCCGTCTATAATTGCGCTGTCTAACTGCCTGCTTGATAGCAGTATCCACCCTTCTAGTTGTGTCGTTCATTGAGATTATCCTCCCATACTATGAGCAGGTAAGCAATTATCGTCATCGTTATTACGCCTAGAATTATCACGCTTTATCCCTCTCATCTAAAATCGTAGCCAGCACCAGCGAGGATACCTCTATCTTGTCCGTTACCAAACGAGGCTCCTCGGGATCTTCCTCGTTCCATATAGAGACAAAGACTCTCCTATCTAACTCCTTTCTGAACCACTCAACCGCTTGAAGCGCACTAACTCCACCCCATACGGCGTTGGTTCCGTCCTTCTCTGTTACCTCATAGAAATTAACGAGCTTCATCTTTCTCCTCCTTGTAGTTGATTAGGTTTAGTTCATTGAGGGCATTGACCATACGGATAAGGTTCGCCCCTGCTTCCTTGCTATCTCCCTCTGTCATTTGCTTAATAGCTAAATCTCGGCAGAGATCCGCCTTCGCCTGGTAGTATTCTTTATTCACTTGCTTCCTCCTCGTTATAGTCGTTATATCCTGTGCCGTCATCTCCATTTTCTTGTCTGTCTAATAGCCACTCTTTTAATGTTGCCTTATCCATTGAACTCCTCCTCCATTTTGATTAGGTCATCTATTTCGGGAAGATAGGTTACCTTCCCCGCCTTCTCGCTTTCTTCCCCACACGGGGTTTCGGCGTGCTTTGCTAGTGTTCGATCTGAAAAGTTCCACCCACACACTCCGCAGGACGGCATTACTCTCCCTCTCTCTCGTTGATTTCGATTTTACTCATTACCCACAGTCCCGCCCCGATTAGTAGGGCGATAGCTAAAACCTGCGCGGTGGCTTGCCACCCTCCGACATAGATGTCAAACATTGACGAGCACCTCCTCTTTCATTACAGGAAAGCCATTGACCCGAACAATCAACAACTCATCGGCAAACTGGTCGCCCTCCAATATCTTTGAGTCAATGTTGCAAGCGGTTAGGAACATATCGCCCTCCTCCTCTAGCCAAGCCTCCGCCTCTTGTACGCTGTCAAAACTGTGTGAGTAGGTACTGTGATTTTCTAGCACGTTGCCCTCTTGGTCTGTCGCTTGATACTTCACGCAGATCTCGCTCATTATGCGCTTACCTCCTCTGAGCAGTTATGCTCGCCGTTATTCCATTCGCCACAAGCACCGCACGCGCTCCCGTTATCCTGCTCGTTACATTCTGAGCAGATAATCAGTTCATTATCGTCTTTGTCTGATGAGCAGACTAGGCAGATTTCGCTCATTATGCGCTTACCTCCTCGCTTTCTTCTTCCTCTTTGAGTTCTTCCTCTACCTCGTCCAACACTTCGGAGAATTGGTCGGTGTAATAAAGATAAAGATCAAGAGACATAAGGTTGTAAATATCTATCTCCTGTCCTATTCCTAACTCAGCGCTCCCTCTGTTGTTGTATTCGCTAGGCATTTCCTGCCACTCTTCAACAATGCGGTTGTAATACACCGGCAGATAGCCGTCCACCCACTCGCCCGAGCGGTCTTTGATTTCTTCAATTTCTTCCCCATTGGATAGGGCGGTGCGTATTTCTTGCTTCATCTGTTCTACTGTTGTTCTGCTCATTTCTTCCCTTTCCTAATTAGCTCCCTCTTGTTAGGTGAGCTACTACGAGGGAGAGCATATAGCACACTCTCCCCCATAGTAAAGCACCTAGACTAGTTGCGACACTCTCTCTAATACTGTTGCGTAGTCTTCTTCTCCCTTGCCGTATCTACGCACTAGGGCGAGGGTCTCGCCGTCTTCCTTGATTGTCTCCACTAGCAGGGCAGGATCACAATACAGTTCCCCCGATAGGCATTGAATTAGATTAACCGCGCTCATAGGCTTAGGCATTATGCGCTCACTCTCTCTCTAGGTGTTAGGTGTATTCCTTGTTTTTTATACTCTCTTAATAATGCGTTTAGGCGGGTGAGCGATAGCGTAGCCCTCGCCCATTCTTGTCCCTCTTGATCTATTAGAGTTATCTCTTGCGCGGTATTCTTAGGCATTAGATAGCTCTCCCTAGTGAATCGAATCGGTAGCGCATAGGCGCTCCCTCGCAAGGGATAGTCTTGAATCTATTTACTACGCCAGCTATTGGATAAACTAGAATCTCACACGATCCATTAGCGAATCTTTCACAGGTGTAATCGTAATAGTGATAGCCCTCTTGTATTCTTGCGATAGTCTCTTGTTTATCGGCAAAACTAGCCATTAGCGCCCTGCTTTTCTTGATTTCAACACGACGAGCGCTGCTGCTAGGCGCTGCTCATCTTGTGCGGTGTTCATCATTGGCAGCATTTTCAACGCTTTAACCATATTCTTAAGCGCCCAATCGGGTTGATTTCCTACGATTTGCTTTGCTTGTTCTAGTGTCATTTTCTAACCTTTCCGATAGGTATTTCCTACCGATAGGAGAAAATTATCGTAAAACACTAGGTCTGTCTACCCTATACAATAGAGACACGATAACAGTTTCATAACGAAGTTATCCACAGGCAGGGCAGAGTTATCCACAGGCTATGTTACTTAGTTGCCTGGCTTAGTAACTTATGGCGCGGATCGCCTGGCGCGTAATTGGTAGGCGGTTAGGTCTATCGGTTAGCGGTTTATTAAATAGGCGGAAAGAAAATTAAATCACTAGGGGGGCGCGAATAGTGCCGATGGTGTAG